TTAGATTCTCGTAGTTCGTCTAAGTATTCGTTTAAATCATCAACCATTGCCTCTGGCATACGGGTTTCCAATACGAAAACCGCAGGCATATTCCAGATATTGACCTCAATATCTGTCTCCTCGACAGGCTTTGCCTTCTTCTTTTTAGCCATTTCTAACTAGAAGGTACGCTAAAGGCTTCGTCTGGTACTGGATTACTAGGCGGATTAGTAATTACTGAATCCACTTGACTCGCAAATACATCATCCCAATGTGAAGTCGGACACATTGCGGTCAAAGCTGCCAGATTAAACGAACTTTTAGCTGCTGCGGTGAAATCACCATCGGCTGCTACGGCTTGATGACTGAATACAGACTTGTAATAAGTTGCATCGCCTTCGCTGTCGTTCTCGTAAGTCATTTCTAAATCCCATATTTGAGCCTTACTAGACTTCACATGGGGAATAGATTTGGTTAGCTTTTTAGTTACTGCCATTTTTTATTCCTCTATTTTAGATTTTAATTCCTCAACTTGCGCTGAGAGTTCTTGAATTGCTTTTACAAGCATTGGTACTAAATATCCGTCAGCTATGTCTTGAAAACCATCATCAGCTTCGTTCCACATCTTAAACCCGTCTTTTATATCAGCATGATTATCCATAGCTTCTTTAACTTCTTGTGCTATAAAGCCATGATTGTGTTTGTCATCTCTGAAAATTTCATCCGAATTTTCTTCATAGTGCCTTGAATCAGAAGGTATCTCTCCTTTTGTTTTCCACCGATAGGTTACTGGTCTAAGATCATTGATAAAATCTAGTCCAGCTTTGGCTGTTTCAATATCTTTTTTATATCTTCTATCTGAAATAGCTGACCAAGATGTTCCTCCAAGAGCCATATAAGAGTCAGTTGTAGTTTCTCCAACTGTAAAACTAGAATTACCATACGCTGTTGTGCTATAACCAAGAACAAATTGATAGGTTCCATTACTGGCGCTTACATTTGTATCGCTGCCAATACAAAGATTATAGTCTCCTGTCGTTAATGAAGCCCCTGTGTAGTTTCCAATCATGGTGTTCTTTGTAGCCGTGGTAATACTTTCTCCCGATCTTTGTCCTACTCCTGTATTAAATGTACCAGTCGTATTACCCTCTAAAGAATCTTTACCAACGGCTGTGTTATAAGAACCAGAAGTAGAAGCTGCTGTCAAAGCATTATAACCGATTGCCGTGTTGTCTCCGCCAGTGGTGCTAGCGTCTAGTGCTGCATAACCCAATGCGGTGTTGTTTGAACCTGTGGTGTGTGATCTCATTGCTTCCGCACCTAGAGCAGTGTTAAATTGTCCTGTCGTATTCGCTTCTAATGCTGACCAACCAAGTGCTGAATTATAGTCATTAGCATTGGTTTCAAGTGCTTGTTGTCCTACTGCGGTACAGTAAGTACCGTTTCCAGACGCTATAGCTAGACAACCCACAGCTACATTTGAATGTCCTGTGGTGACTGCTCCTAGTGCATCAAACCCCACGGCGGTATTGTTACTTGCGGTGGTATTTGCATCAAGTGCTGCTGCTCCTATCGCAGTGTTTTGCGATCCTGTGGTGGTGGCAGCCATAGCGCTTTTACCAACAGCTACATTAGTATCGCCTGTGGTATTGGCTGCTAAAGCATAGTAACCAACTCCTGTGTTGTTAGAAGCTGTGGTATTAGCGTTTAAAGTTCCATAACCCACTGCTGTATTATTATCTGCGGTTGTGTTACTAGATAAAGCATAACCACCTAAACCAACATTAAATTCTCCGTCTGTATTGGCAGTTAAAGAACTTATTCCAATAGAAGTGTTATAACGACCTGTGGTGTTAGCGTCTAAAGCATAAGAGCCTATCGCAGTATTTGCTATACCTGTGGTGTTTGCTCCTAAAGCATAGTAACCCATTACAGTGTTGTCATTAGCAGTTGTTGTTGCTTCTGCTGCTTGATAGCCAACTATTGTATTTCTTGCACCAGTTGTTATTGCTTTGCCTGAATCAAAACCGATCCCAGTGTTGGCAACACCTGTAGTATTAGCTGATAAAGCCCTTGTACCCACTGCCGTATTATCAGAAACTGTGGTACTAGCGTCTAAGGCTAAGTAACCAACGGCTACGTTTTCATCGCCTGTGGTGTTTGATTCTAAAGCGCTTGAACCTACAGCAGTGTTAAATTGTCCTGTGGTGGTGTCTTTTAAAGTAATGTACCCAAGTGCTGTGTTATTAGATGCTGTTGTGTTAGCTACAAAAGAACCCTTACCCATTGCAACATTGTAATTACCTGTGGTGATTGCCTTTCCTGTATCCTTCCCTATAACCACGTTATGTGCGCCTGTGGTTATTGCTAAACCTGCATCTTTACCAATTCCTATATTATTAGAGCCTCCTGTGACTGCTCCTAGAGCATTAGAGCCTACCCCTATGTTATTTGAACCAGTTGTATTCGCGTCAATCGCTGCATAGCCAACAGCAACATTACCATCACCAGTTGTATTAGCTTCTAATGCTTTACGACCAACAGCTATATTTGTAGCACCTGTTGTGTTAGCTGCTAAAGCTGCTGAACCAACAGCAGTGTTGCCATCGCCTGTTGTTTGTGCCGTTAGAGCATCAAGACCTATAGCTACTGTATTTGAAACTGTCGTGTTTGCTGCTAAAGCGTCTTTACCAATAGCTACATTGCCTGCTCCTGTGGTGTTTGCTAATAAAGCGTTTTTACCCATCGCAGTATTGTTATCTGCTGTTGTATTAGCATATAAAGCCGCATAGCCAACCGAAGTATTACCATCACCAGTTGTATTACCACCAAGAGCCTCTTGACCAAATGCTGAATTATCACCACCAGTTGTATTAGCATCTAATGATTGATAACCAAAGGCATTATTATTAGTACCTGTAGTATTTGCTATTAAAGCTGATCTTCCAACGGCTGTACTACCCGATGTTCCAGTTGTTACTGCTAAAGCACCAACACCTACTGCGGTGTTATTTGAGCCAGTTGTATTTGCTTCCATTGCATCAGCACCAATAGCTGTATTTGTTCCGCCAGTTGTATTAGCTTCCAAAGTACCAGAACCAATAGCGGTGTTGTTAGAACCAGTTGTTACTCCTCCACCAGCATTGTCTCCCACTGCTGTATTGTCCGATCCCGTTGTAAACGCATCAAGGGCGTTCTCCCCTATAGCTACGTTATCTGTTCCTGTGGTCATGGCTGTACCGAGCGATCCAGAACCTAGACCGATATTGCCTGTACCGCCTGTCATATCGAGGACATCAGTTACGGCAGCGCCTGCTCCCGCGCCATCGGTAACGACCATCTTAATTCCGCCATTCGGAATAACGACATTAGCGCCTGTGCCTTGAGAAATAGTGACTTGATAACCCGCACTATTTTGAATAATCCAAGTTTTACTAACTGTGTTCGGTGCGAGAGTTACTGTATTGGTTGCTGTAATTGAACCTGTTAAGGTTAACGCATATGCTCTAGCTGCATCAGATGCACCATCTGCCATAGTAATAGTATGTGAAGTACCAGTGATTGCTTCCGAACCACTACCCCATGCTTCTGCTATTAATTCTAAATTTGTATTGGTACTCGTTCCCCAAGTACCCGACTCATCGCCTGTAGCGATTTCTTTAAGCCTTAAATCATTTACGTAAGTTGCCATGTTTAAACGTTCCTTTCTTTAATTAAATCATTTTTAAGCGACTTTATCCACCCAATTTGGTGTTTGCGATGGACTAACTTCACTATAAGATGTTGTTGTTTTACTTATATCATTCCAATCTGTTGTTTGACCCGGCACTACATCCCCCCAAATTAATATAGATGTTATTTCGCCTGTTCCATATACCCCTGTTAAGTCAACCCCACTTGCTCCTGTAACACTAACTGAGCCTAAACTTCCTGTTAATCCATCCTGTGTAACTGATATAACATTATTAGTTACTAAGCTTAAACTTCCTAAAGCACTTGTACCAGCAAGACCTGTTGGATAAACATTAGCATCAGCAGTAACTGTTTCTTCGCCTTGCGATATAGTTGATGCAGTACCACTAACACCTGTAATTGCTGCTCCATTAACAACAATTGTTCCAACCGCACCTGTTCCAGCAAGTCCTGTTTCTGAAACATTTGCATCAGCACTAACACTTTCAGTTCCTAAAGCAGTAGTTCCAGCAAGTCCTGTAACAGAAAGATTACAGACTCCTGTAACTGTAAACGAACCAACAGCACCAGTCGCTGCAACCCCTGTTTCAGCAACATTTGCTGCACCAGTAGCTGTTAATGAACCAACAGCACTCGTTCCTACAACCCCTGTTTCGGTAGCAATTGCTCCGCCCGTAGCAGTTAGACTACCGATACCACCTGTTGCATAAACACCAGTCTCTGCGACATTAGCATCACAACTAACGGCTTCTGTTCCTAATGCAGTTGTTCCCGCAACACCTGTTACATTAACTGTAACATTAACAACTGCGGGTTCACCCCAAGGACCAGCACCCCATGTGGACCGACCCCAACCAGACATAACTGGATTACGCTATTCTAATAATAGCGTTACTTGCGTCTGCAGTTGGGAACGATATTGTAAAACTACCTGCTGTGCTTGTTTTGTCTCCACCAAAATCAAAAACCGCAACTGCTGGATCACCAGTAGCTGAGTCATTGAAAATCATGCAGCCTCTTGCCGTAATTGTGCAAGTACCAAAAGTCAAATCAGCAAAATCAGTATAAGCAGTTGTTCCTGAAGTAGTTGGATCAACTCTAGTCAAACTTCCGCCTTTAGCGGTGTAGTTTGTGCCTGACGCTTCATTGGTCGTGGTATAGGCTGTGGTAGAAGCACTCATAGTAGCTGAACTCGTATATAGGGCTAAATTGAAGGTATTACCTCCAGAATTTTTAAAATTATGTACGCCTTCAAGAAGTTCTTTCTTAAAAGAAGTACACATTGCCTGAGTTATAGCCATTATAGCCTCCTTATAATTTCAGCTAAGTCTTTATGACCTTGCTGCTCTAATTGATTACCTATTGTACACATGTGGTTTTTTATTGCCTCTTTCATATAATAAGTAATTATAAAATGACACGCATTTCTAAAAGCATGTGCCTGTGCTTTAATAGGATCGGGAGCAGTATCTGCAACCGAAACTAATTTATTTGTAGCCATTTCAGCAACTTCTTCTACTGAATGACCTCTATTATCTGTCGTCTTTACGCCTAAGTCGCCTATTGATATTGTAAAAGAATCTGTTTCCATTAAAATTTCTCCGGTTCAGGAGGCAACGGATCACTTCTACCTGATATTCCATAAGGAACAGCATGTTGTTTTACAACTTCAGACCATTTACAAACATTCATTCCTTTTTCATCAATATAGGAAACTACTGGATCATTTAAACGATGATAACCATATAGTTTATCTTTTATATCAACATCAGCATCTAATAAGTTTGACCTTGTAGCTATTGATACTTCTATATTTTTTTCCATACATTTAGCTAACCAAAATTCACAACAAGCCCTACCCATTTCTGCAAAATGCAAATTTCTTTTATACGTGAAATCTGCGCCAAATATTTGAACTCTTCCAACTCTATTCCAGTAAGCAAAAGCTATTGCATATGCAACTGTATTATTTATATATCCACATTGAGTATCTTTAACCAATGCTTCTATAGGATAAAGTTCTAAAGCTGGAACCCTATCGTCAAGTTCACAAGTATAGATAGGAAATTTAACATTAGGCAATTCTTCACGCATTAGTTCAGTCATTGTACCTGCATCTTCAGTTTCAAAAAAACGTGAAGCAGGGTCCATAATAAATGCCCTATCTAAATTGGGAATAACCCCAATCATTGCATTAATTGCCCAAGTCTCGTCAAATTTCTGACTATGTACTTTAGCAAGATGGTAGTCTAATTGGCTTTCTCCCATTGCAACTATTGCAATATTTTTGCCTTTAAGTTCTTTTATAGGTTTTTTTAACATGCTTATACACCTTGTATTCTTATTTGCCCACTACGATAAGCATCTTTCCTATTTCTACCATCCCCCTCTATAATTAATTGTTGTAAAGCTTCTTTATACCTTTGATCGTACAAACTGATTACATCAGGTTCTCCTTTCATAAATGTATATGCTTCAATAAGACATCCATACAATAAAGTATCAGGAGCATTAGTTCCTAACCAACTTGTACCATCACTTGTCTCTGTAATTGATTGAGGTCTGTAAAAATAATGTATTTCTACTGTATATCCAGAATCCGGTGTAGGTCCAACTATAAAATAATCATCATCAAACTGAGCATAATATATAGGTAAGCCAGTTGTCGATGAAGATGGGTATGCTTCTCTTATAAAGTTTACATCTTTATTTAAAAGAAAAGTATAGTTGCTACTCGAATCTAATACAGCTAAAGAATAAGGATACAAAAAGTCTGTAGGCGTTGCTAAATAAGCGTTTGAAGTTGTTAACGTTCCCGTTTGATTCTTTCTAAACGCAGGCAACTGAACAGAATCCAATATCCTTTGTTCTGCTTGCTTTATTATAGTTGACAGATCATTAACAAATGTGGTCTCTGTATTTTCTGTGTAATCTTGTATTGCAGATTTTAATGTTGTAAAAGTAAATGACATTAGCTTGTTGTTATAGTTAATTTACCAATTTGACCTTTTAGCACCATATTATTCAAGTTTGAAGCACCATAAGCGGAGTTCCATCCGCCAATAGGATTCCAACCAAATAATCTTCTACTTGCTTCTAAATCTGTTTGTGGTCTTGGTTTTCTTAAAGCTTGAGGATCAGTAATCTTTATTCTTCCTAATTGATATTGCGGTTGATCTTTATCTAAAACATCTTTTCCTACCAATAAACCGCTTCTTCTCTGATCTACAATCTGATTCTTTAAATCACTTAATTTATATCTAAATCCAGTTCTATCGCATATTCCATATGCATATTTTCCTTTTGCGTAATTAGCCATTAATTATAACCACCCGGCACAAATCTAACTGAAGCCTTTACTCTATTTTCATCTGCTCC